CATCGCTATCATCGCGCAATTTTATTACTCCACCTTCATCAAAATCATTCGAAGTTAATTCTGGATAAATTTCGATAATTTCATCAAATAAAGACATACTACGCTCCTAAATAAGTGCAACCAAAACGCAATCCTGCACTTAATTGCGTTGTTGACCCGCTGTTATCTATATCAACATTTCCGCCAGAAGTCTGATTAACATAAATTTGAACATAATCCCCAGCGCTTAAATTCAAAGTAAAACTTGGAGTGTTAATTACCGCACCAGCAGCAAAAGCAGGTGCGCGATAAACAGTTTGCCCTTCGCTGCCATTGATATAGAATTTAATAGAGCGCGCTCCGCTGGTATTTCCATCCCAGCGAATCATCGTTTCAAATCTATATTTGCCACCCTTACCTGTTGGAATTGTGATGCGCGAATTATTTGTGGACGGATCGTGAAATCCATCTGTATCATATAAATCTGTGCCACCAAAAGCGACAGCCGTATCAGTTGAATTTGCGATAGTTTGAGTAGAGCTTGCTACTGCCATACATCCTACGAAAGAATTTGCGGCCGATGCCCACTTGAGACCAGTTCCAGTAGTGGAATCGGCTGTTAAAACTTGTCCATTAGAACCAACAGCTAAACGAGATGGAGTATCTGCTGCGGTTGCGGTAATCAAATCACCTTTAGCGTCAACTATCGCGTTTTGAATTGCGTTGGCATCGTCGCTAGTGACCCAAGTAAAATCCATATCTGTATTAGAAGTCTTGGATAAAACCTGTCCGGTCGTTCCGCCTTTGAGATCGACTAAAGAAGTGTCGATGGCGTTGCCAAGTGTGCGCATCGCAAGAGCGCCATCCTTGACTAGATCTGTGTCGTCCGGAGTCTCCCAGCCGAAGTTCGTTGTTGTTGCCATTAACTAATCACTCCTATCGCGTCCTGCCATTCTAAGGTATTAAGCACACTATTCCAGCTTTCTGCTGCGTTGACCTGCGCCCATTGTTGAGCGACGGCCGAGAACTCTGTGGGTGAAGCGTTGAAGGTAATGGATAGCCCACCCACCGACGCCCTAAACGTCCATCCCTCTACATAACCGGTGAACTCGCCACCGAGCATTTGAGGCGGAAGGTTAGTGATGCGGACGGGTTGGCCCATAAAGATATTAAGCAAGGCGTCTCGATCTGCATCGTCAATTTCGGGGGATTGAAGTGGGAAAGTTATGGATTGGAAAAGGTAGCGAGGGTAGGCGCGAAGCTGAATAAGTCTGTCGCCCATATCTTCGACGTCTGCGGTGTTCTTTAAGTAGCTTGAGAACTGCTCGGCGTAAAGCCCATAAGTGGCTTGTGAGTCCGTGTCTTGAGCGATGTATTGGGAGTTAAAGTTATTTCCATAGTCAAGAATGATTTTGTTGGCGATGTCGCCTTGTCGCTGGACGATTCCGATTCCTGCGCCAATCGCGTGAGCGGCATCAAGGTCGGTGTAGCCGTTGGCAACTAGGTAATCCTGTCGGTGGCTCGCATCGGCGTAGTTGATATTGCCGTTAGCATCCTCATACAAATAGCCGAGAGCTGAGGAAGCAATTTGATTGGCGACGTTGGAAATGACTTGGTCGCTTATCTGTCGGCTCGCCATCGTATATTCGCCAGCGTCAATAGTGCCCAAGCCAATATCACCAGCTTCGGCCCAAGTCTCTGTGGCTGGGTCGTAAGTAGCCCAAGTTTCGGCCGGTGGCAGTTCATTCCAACTAGCTAATAACAAATCATCAAGTAGGTCGGTGATTTGTGCGCCATCTAACCCTTCGGCCAAGTTGCCATCAAAGGTCGCTCGTTGAAGTCTGATTAAAGCTCCGGTGGCTGTGATGTTGATTGTTGTGACTGCGGCTTCTGATCCTGCGCTTGTAACAATTTGACGTAGATCGGAAATGCGACCACCAAAGAGCGGCACATAATCGCCATTAGAGTCTTGAACTTCGATAAGGATTGAAGTATTAACCGCAAAGCTATAAACGCTGTTATCGGTGTTAATTAACTGCAAAGAACAATAACCAGCAGGGGTAGGCGAGTTAATATCTGTTCGGCCAGATGTGATAGTTAAGTTGGCAAGAGTTACGCCGGTTACTGTGTCGCCGTTAGCTCTTACTCTCCAGACGGGCGTCCAAGCGGTCATAGAATCTGAGCGTTAGTCCGTAGGTCGCCAGCACCGGTAGTGCCGCGATTGGTTGAGTTATTAAGGGCTAAGACAACAGCTCGAGTAAAACCTTCTTCGTCAATAATGCTAGGAGAATTGACGTTAATTGTTAGTCCAGCGTTTTCGGTTTTGCGGAATGAACTCGGATCAAAAACGCCGCTTACCGCGCCACCAGTTCTAGCATTATTGAAAGCATCAAAAGCCGCATTAGTTCCAGCTATGACTCCAGCAATAGTTCCAGCGATGCTAGAACCGCCACCAGTTTTACCGCCAGTTGAACCGCCACCAGTTCCCCCGCCTGTGCCACCGCCGCTAGTTCCGCCGCCTGTCGTTCCGCCGCCTAATGTTGCTCCGCCAAAAGGTAAGTTGGCTGTTGGAATAGAACCAGTCATCGCGGTAGAGCTTGTCCCAACTTTCGGGATAGTTGAAATGTTAGGGAGTAAAGGAATAGCGTTATAAGCGCGAATAATTTTATTAACTGCTTCAATAACGTCGTTCGCTAATTCTTTGACTTTATTTGTCACAGTTGCGACGACTGTAATAATTCCAGCAATAGTAGCGCCGACGGCTTTAATTGCCGCAACCAAGCCATTTTCAAAAATAGGGATTAGGAAGTTCTTAACAAATGCCCATAGGTCGCGCAAGGCTTCTTCATTATCTCTAAACGCTTTGATGATTGGATCGACTGCCGCTCGTTTTGCTTCTTGGAATTTAGGAATCAATACGTTGACAAAGTAATCTAAAAGTTGGCGCAAAATAGGCAACAAGGCCGCTCCCACCGATTCTTTTGCTTCATCAAAACTAACTTTTAACCGGTTTATCTGACCTTCAAAGGTATTGGCTTGAGTTGCCGCAGCGCCGCCGAATGTCTCGGACAGTTGCTTCACAGTTCCCTCAAAGCCAAGAGTTTTAGCTTCTGCGGCAGTAATTCCAACACCAAGACGAGTAAGTGTTGAGTTGTTGCCTTCGTATGCCTTAGCCAATGCGTTAGTAACTGTCTCAACGTCTTTTCCTGTGGCGGCTGAGATGTCAAGGGCTAAAGATAATAATTCTTGAGAACGCTCAACTGATCCTGTGGCAACAGCTAATCTTTGAAGCGCTGGGCGAAGTTTGTCGTCGGCTACGCCGGTGGCTAATGATGTCCTGAGTATCTGCTCCTCGACGGCTTTAATCTGTGCGTCGGTAGCATTGGTTACGTTTTCTAGGGCAAGGGCTAAACGTCGTTGGGCAGCTTCATCTTCAATTGCAGCTTTGACGCCTTCAATCGCTAACTTGCCAGCATACGCCGCAGCAGCGGCAGCAGCCGCAGCAAAAGCGGCAGCGGCGACTTTGCCGAACTTTTCTAACTTACCGCCAAAACCTTCTACTTCTTTTGAACCTACGTCTAGCTTCTTCTTAAGGTCATCAACGTCAGCAAGGATGGATAATTTAAGCGTTCTACTTCCAGCCATTATTTATCCCACTCCTTCAATATCTTCGTAAATGCTTCTTCCCATTTCTTCACTAGTTCAGGCTGAATTTTGCGAAGTGCTGGATAGATGAAATAGCCAGAATTTCCTCTGCCTTTGCGAGGGGTGCGTCTTGGGAACTGACGATAACGATTAGATCCGAATTCGTAACCTGCCCAGAGGTCTTTAGTTGATCCTCCACCAGAGAAACGCTGAGACGCGAATCCATAAGAGAACTCGCCAATCTTCGAGGTTTTGGAAACTTTAACGCCACTTGTAATGCGATCGACAATGGCTTGTCCAAAGGTTCGAGTGATTCCGTAGGCTTTAACTTCGTTGGCTGCGTATTGAGCGAGCGCACTACTCTCGCGTTTAGCCGCATCAACAGCTTCAGCATCCATCGCTTTGAAGGCGGTAATGATTGAGCGAAGTTCGCGCTTGTCATAGGAAATCGGCTCATCTGCCACCTTTGCGCTCCTTCAGTATTTCAATCGCCGTTAATACTTGGTCGATGTCAGTCCATTCACTCATCGGGATTCCGGTTGCTATCGCGATCTCAACTATGAGTCGGTTTATACTTCCGGATTCGAAGCTTTTGGGCTTTCATCTCCTATCGTCATTTCCTCAACCGATAACTCCCATATCTCTTGGGATTTAGTCGGCTTTCCTGCCGCTTCGCGTTTGTAAGCGAAGTAGGCTAGGTCGAGGAAGTCCGCCTGTTGGTAAGCTGAAATATCCTTCATCGAATAGATCGATTTACCCGTCTTGCGTTCCCACTTCGCCCACTCAGGGAGTCCAGCGTTATAGGTGACTTCCTCGCCGTTCGTGTATTTAATTGTGATGCTTAATTTCATAGCTCCCGATCTCCCTCTTAACTAAATGTCTCTGTTACTTCGCCCTTTGAAATCTTAAAGGTGAAGGATACTGTCTGCGCGTCAATTCCAGAACCGCCAGCGGTGGGAAACTCTGGAAGAATTGGGAAAACAAATTGAGCGCCAGTTACGGCGGTCATTGTTACGCTGATTGTTGTGTCAGGTGCGGATTCAGCTGCGGCCCAAAGTGCCTCGCATACTGAGTTAGCTTTACCCCAGTCGGCAAGCATATCGAGCTGGAATGTGCCTTCGATGTTTACTGTCTTGTAAGCCTCGCCATCGAGAGTCTGATAAGTCTCGCGAACGTTGGTCTTAGTAAGAACCGCGTTGGTAGCTTGGGCGTCGATGTCCGTTCCACCTGTGAAAGACAACGAGACGTCGCGACCGGTGATTACTGTGGTTGCCACTTTTTCTCCTTAATTGGTTTGTGTGTAATAGGTGGAGACGCGAATATCGGCGACTAATAAATTAACCGCTCCCACTTGCGTAACCGATGGCCGCTCGACTGGGCCGACTGTGTAGCCGTCCGGTATAACTGCCAAAACTGAAAATATCAGCTGCTCAAGATTGTCAAGAGAAGCTGGGTTTGAAAGATAAGCAACTCCGCAGGTGATTGTTAGATTAATCTTTGCGTGGATAGTTGCGTCGTTAATTGTGTTGAGTTCTAGGTAAGGCGAATC